TAAAAGAATTATGGACCTAAGCGAAGGTCTTAGTGGTTATGGTGTAGTTAAGGGAGACCAGCTCGCTTATGCTTCACAAATAGTAGCTAACATACGGGCTGGAGAAGCACCTGACAAAGCGATTGATTACGCAAGAAAGTCTACAGCAAAAGATGATGCAACCATCGACTATAGGGATAAGCAATACTCAGGCGATAAAACAGCAGAAAGCAACACAGAATGGCTTAAGGAGAACATGGATGGAGTATTAGTTGATGAAGCAATTATTACACAAAGGTTTGAGACCTTAGTTCGCAACCGTGTAGTTAATGATGGTGCAACTTTAGACTTTGCAAGAAGCTACGCTCTGCAAGACATTAACTCACAATACGGCGAGTTTAATGGTAATGTTATGCGCATGGCCCCTAATGTTGATCCGGCCTATAGATCTATTGACCAAACTGGCGACTGGGTACAAAAAGACTTTATGAAAAATCTTTATGATCAAGGTCTAATTGATAGCCCCGTCGACTCTGCTGGTGCTAGAAACTTTTTGCTAGTACCCGTGCCGGGAAAAGAAAACGACCTATTCCCTGTAGCTGGCGGCAGTGTATATCAAATCCTTAAACTTACTGATGAGGGTCCTGTACCATTAATAGATAAGAGTAGCGACCAAGCAGTAATATACAAGCCGACACTGACATCTGAAATAAGACAAAGCCAGACGTTAATGCCTGAAGCCAAGCAACGTATATCTGAAAAAATCATAAAAACTATGAGTAAGAAAATTGCAAAAGACAATGCTGGCAGCAAGGTTGGGCCGTTAGGTATAACCAATAAAGCGGGTATAGAGCAGGAAGCAGAAGCAGAAGCAAGAAGAATGTTTGAAGCTGGAGAGATTACAACAAGTGAAATAGAGAAGATGTTAAGTTCAGAGGAGTTCGATGTATTCAACCTAAACATAGAATCTGCTAACGCACGATACATAGGTGAAAACTAATGGCTTTTGTAACAGAAGACAATAAGCAGATAACCGAGATTGCCCCATTACCTTTTGCTAAGGGCGGCCCTGACTTTAACACAGTCTTGGGAGCGTCTATTAGGCAAGACACAATACTAGGAAACTTTTTTTCTAAGAATACAGGTCTTGGCGCAGGAGAAAGGGATGAGGGTTATAACGCATTTAAGGAGATGACTAAGGCTGAGGCTGAGAATAATTCTTTTAGACTGCGAGCAATAGATACAAACAATGTCACTGAGCTTAACCTTCTTAGAGAAAACTTTGCAATGGAGCAAAGAGACAGGGAAATACTAAGCGCTAGCCCCGGTTATGCTTTCACTGCGACACTAATATCGCAAACATTACTAGAGCCAATAAACCTTGTTCCAATACTAGGGGCGAGCAAGGTTCTGCGCAGTGCCAACATTGGCAAGTCATACCTGAAAGGTGCTGGTGTTGTAGCTGGGCTAGAGGCTGGAGTTATCGGTGCGCAAGAATCAGTGCTATTAAACCAACAGATAACCAGAACAGGACAAGAGGCTGCAATGAATGTCGCTGCCGGCGCATTACTTGGTGGTGTTCTTGGTATTCCTTTTGCGAAAGCTCATGTTAAGCAGGTCGAGAAGTTCGAGAAAGAGCTTAAAGATGTAATGGATTTTCATAAAAAAGGCGAGTTAGGCATACTGAGTAAAGAACAAATACAAGAAGCAAAAGATGCCGGTGCAGCAGAGACAAGAATAGTAACTGACCCGGTGCAAACATTCGCTAGTGGTGGCGAGGTAACAGGCAAGGTTGTTAAATGGCTATTAAGTAAGATGCCTTTTGACCCATACTCAAGAACAGCCGTATCAGAATCTAAAGCGGTAAGAAAGCTGCAACAAGAGCTGGTTGATAGCATCCTTGAGGTTGATGGCGGCAGTGTTATATCTGTAGAAAATAAGATACAAGGATGGAACACAACATTCTTTAATGCGGCAAAAGCGCATAACGATATTTACACACAATACCTTGAACGAGAGGGTAAAGGTCTCACTGACAGGATACTTGGTGAAAGAGAATTTGACGAGCTGGTAGGTAGAGCCGTGTCTCAAGGTTCAGATGACGACCTTATAGAGAAAGCGGCAAGCGCATGGAGAGAGCAATTCTACGAGCCATTGAAGAAGGCAGGTATTAAGGCTGAGCTTCTTGATGAAGATGTCATAACGGAAACGTCTAAGTATTACCGCAACAGGGTTTACAATGTTGAGGCCATCATGGGTCAAACAAACGCTAATGGTGAAACTTTTACCGATGTAGTAGCAAAATGGCTGCAATCTGAAAACGATAAGAAACTGGCGTATCAGGGAGAGCTTAATCAGCTTGTTGATAACTTTGAGGGGACAGCTAAAAATTTAGCTTCTAATCAGAAATCATTAGAAACAAAAACTGCCCAACTTGACAAGGCCAAGGATGACTTGGATAAATTGCGCAAGGGTAACGAGGCTGAGTATAAAAGAGCAATAGATCTTAGGAAACAAAGAGAAGGTGAGGTTCCTAAACTAGAAGCAGAGAAGGTCAAGATACAAGGTCAGATAGATACGCTTCGAGCTGAGCAGCAAAAGACCCGAAAAAGAGGCGGCATCAAACCGCTACAAGATAAGCTAAAACAAATAAACCAAGATATTAAGAAGGAAAAAGCAAAGCTAAGAGGCACGGAGAAAGGTAAGAAAGGCCAGCAACGCGAGGCAGGTGTATTTAACACAGCTACTAGAAACAAGCTAACAGCGGCCGACAAAAAAGTTAGCGGATTGGAAGCTGACATAGAAAGGCTTAAAGCTGATTTTCAAACTCGAACAGATAAAGAGTTAGAGTTTAACCAGCGTGTTGAAGATATTATATCTGCACTGCCATCTAAGATCGGTAACGAGGTCAGGTCTAAGCTCAAGGCTGATGGCAAGGTCACGCCTAAAGAAAGAAAGAAAGCTATCAAGGCTATACTCGACGCTAAGTACGGTGACTTTGACGAGCTTGACTTTCAAGCTAGGGCCGAAGAAATAAAAAACAGAATCATATCTAGCCCTGACGCGACACTTGAATACTCTGATAAGAGTAGACTTTCAGATGGGTTTGATCCTAAACCTGAGAATAGGGGTAAGTCAGCACCATTCAGAGCTAGGACATTCACTATACCTGATGAGCTAATTCAGGATTTCCTAGAGAATGACATTAACTTGTTAGCTCAAAGACACCTAATGAACATGGCTCCTGACATCGAGATAAAGAATCAGTTTGGCGCTCTTGATATGGCGGACCAGTTCCAAAAAATCAATGACGACTATGCGGTTTTAATAAGCAAAGCACCTAACAACAAAGCAAGAGCCAAGCTAGAGAAGGCAAAAGCTAGAGACCTTCGCGACCTGAAAGTTATGATCGATAGGATGCGCAATGTGCATGGCAACTTTGACCCGAACAATATGTGGCATAGAGTAGGAAAGGCATCCAGAGATCTTAACTATATGAGGTTAATGGGTGGTGTTGTTGCGTCATCTATTCCTGACCTTGCGAGGATAGTTATGTCGAATGGGTTGGGTAAAGCATTTGGCAATGTCGATAAGTTTGCTTACGCAATGGAAAAGAACAAGCCTTTACTAGAGGAAATTCAATCCTACGGTATAGCTATTGACTCTCTCATCAATGGTAGAGGTAGCCTTATTGCCGATATTCAGGATGTCACAAAAGGCGGGACTAAACTTGAAAGAGCTTTAAGCACTGGGGCTAAAAAGTTCTCAAACATCAACTTGATGAATCAGTGGACTACTTCGGTTAAGTTTGTCCAAGCCATATCCATGCAGTCAAGATTAGCTGATGACTTGGTGGCAGGCAGAATACCTAAAGAGCTAAAAAGGCTCGGCATCAACGACTCGCAAGCAGAAAGAATAGGGTCCTTAATCAAAGAGCATGGAACAAAGAGTGAAGGTAATTGGCTCGCAAACCGTCACTTATGGGATGATCCTGAGCTAGAACAGTTATGGGCAGGCGCTCTAAGACAAGAGACTAACAGGGTTATTGTTACGCCGGGACAAGAAAAGCCAATAGTCATGTCAACACAAATGGGGCAAACGCTTTTCCAATTCAAATCTTTTATCATGTCGGCGCAAAACAGAGTCATGCTTGCTGGGCTTCAAAAGCAAGACGAGTATTTGTATCAAGGCTTAGTCACTATGGTTGGGCTGGGCATGATGACATACATCTTTAAGCAATGGAACGCTGGCAGGGAAGTGAATTATGATATTGAAAACCTAATCATAGAAGGTATCGACAGGAGTGGTGCGCTTGGTGTTCTATGGGAAATAAACAATATGATAGAAAAATTATCTGGAAACAATTTTGGTGTGAGATCGTTAGCAAACATAACGACAACATCAAGCAGGCAGGCAGGCAGAAGTATTATTGAGAGTGCGATGGGGCCTACCTTTGGTACAGCGGGAAATCTAGCCAAAATTTTATCCGGCCTTACAGGTGAGGGAGAGATGACCGAATCAGACAAGAAAGCATTTACGAGACTGATGGTCGGTCAAAATCTTTTTTATATTAGGCGCGGAAATGATAAACTTGTTAAACAGATTATTGGAGAAGACTAAATGTCTGCAACAACAATTATAGTAAATGACGTAGAGCCAAGACGGCAGTACACAGCGACGAGTGGGCAGACTGTTTTTGACTTTCCTATTCCTTTTTTTAACGATGAGGACTTGCAGGTATATCTTACACCTGTAGGCAATGTCGCTAATGATGTTGATGACTTACTCACTTTGACTACCGACTATACGGTAACAGGTGCAGACACACAGGACAGTGGAGTTATAACTCTTGTTACTGGCGCGTCAACTGGCGACATCATTACCATTGAAAGGGTGGTGAGCATAGCCAGAACAGCAGACTACCAGACATCTGGTGACTTGCTTGCTGAGACGGTCAATCGCGAACAAGACACAGAGATATTTATTTCTCAACAATTAAGAGCGGACATCAATCGCTCATTCCGTTTACCGATTACAGACACGTCTGCTGCCTCACTTGTCTTACCTTCACCAACAGCTAACTATGTTATCGGCTGGAACAGTGATGGAAATGCTATCACAAACTTCCAAGAGATTGGGCAGTATCAAGGAACAGACGCTACAGTAACGACAGTAAGCTATTCTGTTCGAGATCTAGTTAAGTCAACAACTGCTGGCCAGCTTGATAATGTTTATATCTGTACGCAAGCATCGCCATCAGGGACATCCCTAACCAATACATCTTACTGGTCACTAATAGTTGACGCTGTATCAGCCGCTACTTCAGAGACTAACGCAGCAGCATCGGCTAGTGCAGCCGCTACTTCGGCTAGCAACGCATCAACAAGTGAGACAAATGCAGCCACTAGCGAAACAAATGCAGGAAACAGCGCAACAAGCGCATCAACGTCTGCTACAAATGCAGCTAATAGTGCATCAACTGCATCAACAGCAGCAAGCAATGCTGCTACTTCAGAGTCAAATGCTAGTACAAGTGAAACTAATGCAGCGGCTTCAGCAACGTCTGCCAGTTCCTCTGCCAGCTCTGCATCCTCTAGTGCTACTAGTGCAGCAGGTAGTGCAACAACTGCCACTACAAAGGCTTCTGAGGCGGCTACAAGCGCATCTAATGCCAGCA